CAGCTGCTGCTGCTGCACCTGCCAACAACCATCCTACAAACGGGGTTTGGGCTGCACTGGCTACACCACTGGCAATAGCTTCACCTTTCTTGGCTGTAGTTAATGCTACAATTTGTGGGATAGCTGCCGCTACAGCACTAATCAAATTAGCACCCCAACTTAACCAAGCTGCCGCACCTTCATTGGTCATATTGGTTACAGAACCCATAATAGAAGCTATAGCACCTAAACTTTGTGCATACTCATTATTCAGTTTGATATTCTTATTAGTAATAGGGCTACTAAATTTAGGAAGTGAAGTAGGTATTTCTGGCTTCACCATACCAGCCAAACCAGCAGGTTTGCCATCCAACTTACCAGTAGGTGCATTAGGATATTTGTACTGGAACTCTATTACCCGCTTCTGTTCAGTAAGTGCATTTAGTTCAGCATTGATTCTTATCCTATCTTCATTACTAATAGCTAGGTTTAATTCCTTTCTTAAAGATGCTATCTGTGCATCCAGTTCTGCTAATGAACCAGTAGGAATAACAGGTTTTAATTTAACCTCTCCATTATTAAGACCATCCTTTAAATCCTGTCCTGCATCAGACATATCTTTCTTAATAGTACCAGCCTTATCAGTAAAGGTTATAGCCTTATCTAGCATATCCTTTACTTCTTCACCGACTTCCGAAGTAAAGATATTCTGGAATCTAATCATATTCTCTAGGCTCTCATCTGTAGCTTCTTCCAGTTCCTTAACACCTTTAGTATAAGTATCTAAGCCTTCACTACCTATACCAGCACCGCTAATCATCATTAAGTAACCTAGATTCCTAGTACCTTTAGCATCTGACTTCCTTTGCTTGTACTTCTCTAAATCTGCATATTCCTTAGTAGACGGGTCTAATAAACTCTCATATAGCTTCTGTGCTTCCCTAGCATCATTAATACCAGTAACACCTTTAGCCTTCATTACTTCTTGAATCTGTTCCCAGAAGTACTTACTTTTACTTTCCCTCTCTAAGATTTCCTTCTTGGATAATTCTATGTAAGTGTTATAGGCTGCTGTCCTTTCCTCATTACTAATACCCTTCTTAGTAATAAGGTATTCATAGTTATTTCTTTCTGCTTCTAATCTATCTGCTTTAGATTCACCGATAGCCATAGCCATCTTAGCATTAGATAAGGCTTCTGTATATCTCTTAGCAAGTCCGATAGCATTTAATATCCCATTCTCAAATACAGTCCAATCACCACTATATAAAGACGAAAAGAAATTATCTACAGTAGTCTTAGCAGTACCTACTACAGTATTCCAGTCCTGTTGTGCTTCTCTGGAACTATTAACAGCAGCATTAAATGCTTCCCCAGCAGTCATAGCTATACCTAGCACACCAGCAAATCTTCCTATAGTGGCTGTGATATTCCTTCCTACCTGCTGAAACTGTTGTACTTGTTGTGTGGACTGTCTTATGTTGTTATCGAATTGACTACTATTTAATAATAGTCTGGTTACTAAATCAGCCATATTTAATTATGTGTTGTATATTGTTTAGCTTTCTCTTTCAATCTCTTAATATCTTCATTACTAATAGATGTTTCTCCTATAGTATCACTATCCCAAGTAAACTGCATTATATCAGTAGGCTTTAACTTCTTAGTGCTGTTACATTGTGCAATTACATAAGCTACCATTCTAACCTGTTCCCAGCTATTTCTGTCCTTCCTATGTAGATTGCTAATCAATGGTTCTAACTCATACATCTGCATCTTGTCTAGTACATATTCTGGGTCTAGTCCACCTTCTATTACTAAGGCTGAATATATCTCCTTAGTGGTTAGGACTTTTTTTTAGCATCCGCATTATTAGTAATGAATAGCTGCTGCTTCTCCAGTTCCTTCTTTAAAAAGTTCTGGAACTCTACCATAATACCCATATCTTCATCTATGGCTTCTATCAGTTCTTCAAAGGTTAGTGAACTGTCTGGATTATTAGCCATTAAGACACAGTAGAAGAATAGATATTCATCTGTGATAGTCTTTAGCTCAAATGCCTTACCTGTAATCTGTTCATAGATAAATAAGGCTCTAAGTGTATATTTCAGTTTGTAGTCTTGTCCTTTAATAGTCATATCAATAAGTATTAAATAATAAAGCCTTTACACCTCCATAACCTAGAGATATAAAGGCTTATAATTATGCTGTCTTTGTAAGTGCTCCAACACCTTCAAATGAAGCTGTAAATGTTGCATTATCTCCATTAGGTGCATTGGCTTCAAGTGCTGTAATAATAACATTACCCGAATAAGTTCCAGTAGTGGCTGGTATCCATCCCCCTTCTGGTACTTCATCCTTCTTTGTTGAATAATCTTTCTCTAAACAGAATACAGCTTCAATAGGTGTTCTGGCTGTCAGCTTGTCAAATAACATATCAAAAGTAATACCTTCACCATCATTAGAATAAAGGTTCTCGGTACTACAGTTCCAGCTAATCTTTCTAGCAGCCTTAGCTACCCATTTACCACCGCTATCCTTAGAAGTGGTTTCTACTGTTTCTACATTTATACTTAGTTTGTGGCTAGTGGCAAATGCTATAGACTTATCGTCAATAAATAGCATTAAGTCACCACCGTTAATTACTTGTCCTGCCATTTGTCTTTATGTTGAATGTAAGGTTTTGAATGAACGTATCTTCTATGTAATCTTCATCTGCATTAGTCATTCTAATATCCTGTATGTTAATACCTGAATAGATTCCCCTTTTACCTTGTAAGGCATCCTTTACTAAATCAGCTATTTCTATGCTTTCATTATACTTATCAGAAGCTATAACTACTTCTACATAAGTATCTTCCTTATAGATAAACCTATCTTTACTATCAGATGGTTCTATACCAGTTCTTCTATAAACAATAAAGGGAAATGTAGTACCAGTATCAGCAATTAAGGGATATATTTTATTATGTACCCTGCTAGTAACATTAGCATCATTACTAAGCAGGTTATATATTGCTTTGCCTACTTGTAAACTCATCGTCTGTTTCTATTAGCTATTCTCTGAATTGACTGGCTTATAAGGTTATCCATATTATCAAAGATTTCCCTTTCCTTATTGGCTTTAGCTGTTCTAAAGAAATGTGCCGCATTGATATTACCTCTATTGGCTGATACTCTCTGCCTTCTTATTGGATTCCGACCTCTAACAGATGCAGTATTACTACCAGTGGTTCTTCTAACTCTAGTACCCATTTCAAAGAACTTCAATCTAAAGTCCCCCATAATATGTACTTTAGCTTCTTCTCCGTTTCGGTCAGCATTAGATTTAACCCCTGCTGCTAAAGTTCTACCATTCCACCAGTTTCTACTGGAAGCTGCCCTACCTAAAGCCTGTCTTAGTTGTCTTTTAGTTTCTGTTGCCAGAATACCAGCACCCTTTCTCAAAGCACTTCTATAAACCTGCCTTTGCTGCCTACTAGTCAAATCCGCAAACATAGAAACTACCTGTCTGGCATCTACTTCTATGTTATTCATTTATCAATTCAGTTACTATAGTGGTTGATTGCTTATATAATTCTGGATTTATGCTAAGAATCCTGTACTTCTTTCCATTCCAAAGGATTCTCATATTCTCATTTACCTTATGATAATATCTAACAGTAAAGGTTACAGTATAAGAATGAACTATTTCATTATTCTGATTCTGTCTATTACCACTGTTATAAGTAACATTAGACCTAGTGCTAATAACATCTCTCCAATCAATAGAGTTAGCACCATAGCCATCTTTAATAGCTACAGGTTCTTGTATGGTAATAGGATAATGTAATGTTCCTGCTCTCATTTAATTGTGTATTTACGGTAAAGTCCTATCAGATATTCATAACTATAGGGAATCTTAACTACTGTACCATAACTAACAGGTTCTCTATTTGCATAAAGATTACCTATCATTAGTAACATAGCGTGAATTATAGCAGGTGGTAAAGTACCACCTACTTCTAATTCATCTAAAGCTATGTCTAAATGTTTAGATACCGAATCCTCTGCTACAGCTATTAAGTCCAGAATGTACATATCATCTGCCCTAAAATCCTCATCTACTAGCAGGTGTTTCTTTGCTTGTTCTAAAGTTATATACATAGCTTACTACTTATTAAACAGACTATAATTAGGCTTTAAGAACCTTCTTAACAAATGCTTCTGCTCTTCTAGGCTTGGCATCAAAGTAAGCATTGATAACAAGTCTTACTTTACCGTTAGCAGCTTGTGTATATGGGTCTACTGTTAAATCAATTCCACCCCATTGACCAATAACCAAATCAGCGAAATTACCGAAGATTACGCCCTTACCAGCTACAGCAGAAGTAGAAAGAACTGGATAACCGTTTACCTCATTACCTTCCATCAGATACTTACCAGTATCAGTACCCTTGTCAGTAGTCTTTAAATCAGCCTTAGCAGAAGGTGAAACAATAAACTTAATATCACCTCTCACATTCTTAGCTTCCAAATCAGCTTCCATCTTAACAATATCCTTGTAAGTGATAGCATTGCTATCTGCTACTACAGCATTAAGCATACCAGCAGGTTTCTTTGCATCACCAGCTTCACTACCCAAAATAGTAGCTTCAAGCTTGTTGGCAATAGCTGAAACAATATCTCTCTTTAGCATTTCCTCAGCAGAATTAGAATCTTGAATTAAGAATTGCTTAGATACGTCGATATATGCAGTAAGTCTTTTAGGCTCTAGGTTTACTTCTGAGAATGTACCACCGCCATTAGAAGCAGCATCAACTTCACCAGCCCAACCTACATTTGAACCAGAATAAACAGGAATAGAAACATTACCTACAAGTCCAGTCATATAAGAAGCACCTGCTTGTGCCAATACTAAACTTGCTCTCAATGGTTCAAGAATACCCAACTTATCTTCTGCTACATTCTCCTGTCCTGCTGTAGCTACAGTAGCTTTAATATCACCTCTTTCCTCGATAGGAAGTACAATCTGTCCGCTATAAGACTGACCAGCCTTGCGCATTTCTGCGATACCAGCAGTTACTACTTCCTGTGCTCTCTCGTCTAATTGTCTGTTATTGGCTACATCATTGATAGCCTTTAAAAGTGAAAACTTTTCCTTCATAGTATTAGTTGTATGTGTTGTTTGTTTAAGGTTATCTTCTTCAATCTTCCTAATCTGAATATCTATATCTGCCACTTCTTTAGTAAGTGCATCAAATTCTACCTGCTCGCCAGCATTTAACTTTCTTACTTCCTTCTCAGCACCAGATATAATTTCCTCTGCTCTCTTTTGAAGCAGTTCCTTTTTGTCCAGTAGTTCTAAGGTGTTCATTAGTTTAACTTACTCCTAAGTCCAGCGAAGTAATCTTTTAAATCCTCGCTCTCTAAATCCTGCATCTTTCTTAATGCTACAGATGTATCTGGATATGCTTCCTTATATACAGGTGATACATCGAATAATTCTTTGAAGCTATTGATAGTTCTTAAATAACTACCATCTTCCTTCTTAGTCCAAGTATCTTTACCGATAGTAAAGGCAAATGAAGAAGTACTAATATCACCCCTTCTAAGACCTTCTAACAGTTCATCACCTAAAGCAGTGTTAGGTGCTTCAAACCTGTATTTAAGTCCAGTATCATCTATAGTTAATTCTAGGCTTCCAGTACCGTATTTAGACCTGGCTAATATACCTCTATCCCCATTGTGATTCAGTAAGCATAGTATATCAGACTTTTCTAAAATACCTTCTAAGGCTGTAGGTTCTATTACTTCAGTAAAGCCACCTAAATCCCTAGACTGCTTACCGAATACTAAAGCATACCCTTCTACAGTCCTAGAATCCATCTTTACAATTTCATTACAGTTTCTTAGTTCTCTCATAGTATTGTTATTATTCCAATAGAATCCAACCAGTATTATCTATCTGATTCTGTAATGCTGCTACCTGTTCCTTTAATAGCTTGTTCTGTTCCTCTAAGGATTCAATATACTTTCTTAATGCAGAATCGTCATAGTTACTAAGTCCAGCCAGTTTCTGCTTCTCTGGTGTTGTGTAGTCATTAGTAGATAAACCTTTGCCAGATACCTTATCCACCTTATTAGCTATGCCAGCCTTAATAGTAGAATCATCATAAACAGTATCAGTAAACTTAGCATTAGCAGGTACATCACATTCTACTGTATGTCCGTTTACAGTATCAGCATTACCACCATCAGCAGGAACTTTAGTAGGAATACTATCCTTTACCTTCTTTAGTTCATCCTGTAAATCGGTCTGCTTAGTAATATCACCTTCTATAGTACCCCATACAGCATTAACTGTACTACCAATCTTGGCACTGATTCTATCCAGTTCTAATACTCCTTCTTTAGTTGCTCTCTGTAGTTCCATTACTTCAAATAATAATTAGTCTGCCCCTTTACTACCTCATCATAATAAGCATCATTAAACATAGCATTAGGACTTTTAAAGCTGTAGCTGTAATAGATTAGTCCAGATTGTAGCTTATCTAGGTCAGATGAATTTATAACCGCCTTATCTATTCTATCTTCTTCTACTATACCAGTCAAATCACCACCCTTAAAACTACATTCTATAAACTCTGCTGGGTTTGTGGTGTAAAGTCTAAGTATAAATTCAGAAGTGTTTCTTACCCTAAAGGGAATGCCGTCCTTATCTTCCAACTTAATATTGAATACTAAGTCAGTCCCCTTGTAAATTGTCTGTATCATTGATTATATTGTTATTAGATGGAATGTTATTAGCAGCATTTTTAATCTCCATCAGATTCACTTGTACGAAATGGGAATCTCCACCATCTACAGCAGGTAAATCCAACTGCTTTCTAATCTCATTGGCACTAACCACACCGATATTAAACAGTGTATTGTAGTAGTTTGCTAAAGATTGTTTGTCTGCTCTTAGTAATACAGAAGTATCAAATCTTACATCTATTCTACTTCTTTCAGAAGGCTTGTACAGCTTCCTTTCAAACTCTAATTCTATCTTCTCTAGTAATGGTGATAATGTATCAGTAAGAAAAGCCAGCTGGGTAGCCTCAACAGTACTATAACTGCTCTTGGATAAGTCAAATGCTTTTACAGGTGATACCCCGAAGAACCTACAAATATCAATTACATTAAACTGTCTGGTTTCTAATAGTTGTGCATCAGCAGGATTCACTGTAATAGGCTGGAAGTCCATATTACCTTCTAATACAGCCACTCCATTAGGTGTACCAGTAGTAGGACTAAAAGCAGTCTGCCAGCTAGTTTTTAAATCTACCTTCTGCTTACCAGTTAAAGTAGATTGTACTTTAAGAATACCAGCCAGATTAGCACCACCTTTAAAGAATCCTTGTGCGTGTGATTCAGAATCTGTAGCCAGTCCTAAAGTCTGTCTGGCGTGTTGTAAAGTACTGATTCCAGTAATACCATCATAACTAAAGTTCAGTATATGAATCATATTACAAGGCTCTACCAGTCCTTTAATACCTACAACACTATATTTAATTCCGTCCTTCTGTTCAGTAATAGTAACATAATCTGGCTGTAAATAATGAAGTGCTACTGCATCTCCTTTAGCATCTCTTTCTATATAAGCATACCCATTGCCTTTAAGCAGTGTGCTTACTATCAAAGTCTTTATGAAAGTAAACCTGCTCATCTTATTGTTCGGCTCTTTGTTCAGTAAGTAGTAGGTAGGATGCTTAATAAACTTCTCCTTATAACCAGAATCAGTAATATAATATGGCTCTAATGGAAGCTGTGCTACTGCATCACTAATAACATCTACACACCTGTAGACTGTAGATAATAACATAGCCTTATTAGTGGTATAGCTGCCATTCATATTATACATTAAGGAATCACAGAATAACCCTCTGGTTTCCTGTTCTGGTTCTTTCTTTTTAAACCAATTAGTAAAAATTCCCATTAAATAGTCAGTATTTCATTTGTGTAATGTGGTGTTCTCAGATACATACCTAAAGCCTGTATCATTGCTATAGTTCCATCTATCTTCTTCTTATCTACTGCCTTATTCGGTTTAACATTACCATTATAATCAGACTTCAAAGTAACATTTCTAAAGCAGTACCTATTTATTTCATTGTTATCAATAACTGCCTTACCAGATAGTATCAGCCTTTCCAGTTCTCTAGTAGGCATATTAAAGTTACCTAGTGTTTGTGGATATTCTTCTAATGGTAATCCCTGCTCTGTAGAATCTATAGCCCATTGTGTAGCATTATACTTGTCATATCCTACAGACTGGATATTAACTACATCAGCATATCTAAGCATATCAGTAGTTATATAGTCATAATCGGTAACATTACCACTGGTAACAGTAAGATACCCCTGCTGCTTCCAGTATTTGTAAAGTTCCTTATCTGCCTTATCCTTTAATGCCGATTCTGGAAGATAGTAATGTGTTTTGAAGTGGTAAGTACCATCCAGTACTACTAAGTAGGCTACAGCAGTCAAATCCGAAGTAGCAGCTAAATCCACACCTACATAGCAATCCATACCAGCAAACTTATTAAGGTCTACTTCCTGACTGCACTTAATAATATAGTCCTCTGGTAGCCACACATTAGAACTGTCACACCATAAATTCAAAGTCTTAGTTTTAACTCCGACTTCATCAGCAGGGTTATTTATTGCCTGTTGTACCTGTCCTCTAATGTATTTGGAAGTTACTGTAATATCCAAGTTTGGTGCACATTTAACCCAGTTCTTTTCATCTCTCCAATCATCATCAGCATCTAAAGAATAGATAGCTATAAACATTTCATCATCTACCTTTAAGCCATTAAGCACCTCTATAGCTACGGTTCTTAATTGGTAACAGGGTAAAGTTTTATCGAAGCCAGCAGTAGTAATAGTGCAAAGATGCGGGTTCATCCTCATCCCCATACTGGACTTAATAACATCACGTACTTTACTATTCTTAGCAGCGTGATATTCATCCAATAAACCAAAACTGGCATTAAATCCATCCAGCTTACTATCATCAGCAGCCAATACTTTCAACTTGGAATTAGTAAGGTTAAACAGAATATCAGCTCTATAGGCTGTAAGATACTTGCCTTTAGAATCCAATCCCTTACTAAACTTGCTACACATATCAAAGGCTATCTTAGCCTGCTCTTTACTATTAGCAGCCAGTAATACTTCTGCACCATCTTCACCATCAGCTATTAAATAATACAAGCATAAAGCAGCAGCTAAAGCTGTCTTACCCTGCTTTCTACTTACTTCTATATAGCTGCTAGTATATCTTCTGGTAGTAGTTCCCTTCCAGTAGAATCCAACTATATTAGCTATTATAAACTGCTGCCATCCTTCTAAAGTGAATGGTTTACCAGAATGTCTACCTGTATAATGCTTCAATGTGCTAATGAACAGAATGGCTCTATCTACCTTGTCCTCTTTAAATTCCAAATCATCCCTTTTAAGGTCATTCTGGAATCTCTTACAAGCCAGCTTAATTGTTTCACCAGCTATTATTTCACCATTAAGAACCCTACTACAATATTCATAGTAAAGTTTGGTATTCATTACCTAGTTTCCTTTCCTTCCTTTATAAACTGCTCAAATGGGTTATACCCGTCCTGTTCTACTTTAGGCAATTTAGTTCTAGCCTTAGCTGTTAGTCCGAACTCCAGCATAACTTTCATAGCTTGCGTTTGAGCATCTTTAGCAATCTTAATAGCTGGGTGCGGTGCAATGTTACCCCTATCACTGGTAACAGTCAAACCTTCATCTTCTAACTGTTTGGATGCCTTAATGAACATACTGTAGTTTCTAGCCAGCATTGTTAAAGCTGCACTATCCACATTCTCTAACATACCAGTACTATCCAGCTGTTCCAGTACATTCTGCATATATACCTTAGCATCCTTTTCAATGTCCTTTGGAATAGTGTAATTTATCATATTATAGTCTATTTAATTTTTATAATTTATAAAGCTATGTAATGGCTCTAATTGACTTATAATCACTATAATATGATTATTAAAGAATGTGAATTATTTATTTGGAAGTCTGTTAAGATGTTAGTAAATTTGTAATACAATTAAAGGCTAAACTATGGAAAGAAGAAGTAATTACCCAATAGAAATTAAAGCTAAAATAGACCTAAATACCGACCTGCTACTAACAGAACTACAGCAATTACTAGGCAAAGACAGGTCTAAACTACTAAGATTGATAATAGCAGATTTCTTTAATAGAAATATTGATATTATAGATGAACATACTAACCACAAATCAGATAAAGCACCACTAATAGAAGCCATACTAAAGGACTTCTTCAATTATAACAGGGAAACCATTAACCAGTACATTAAATTCAAGAATGATAAGACCACCTAAATCAGTCCTTCTACAGTATATATATGATTACGGACTAGACAAAGCAGCAGCATTATTTCACATTGATACAGAAACAGCAGATAAGATAATTAACTGGAAGCCACAATATGACCAGTACAGCTACAATACAGTAATAGATAAGCCACTTCATAGAAATGCTTCTAAAATAGCTGATATAATAGCCAAACATTATCCCGAATTAGTAAAGCAATACACTACATACTATAAAGATACTATCTATATATCCCAGACTGTAGAAGATTTCCTACAGAAAGCAGTAATAAGATGTATGGAAGTAGGGCTGGAAGATGTAACAGAAGAATCTGTATTAGAACTACTAAGAGTGCAATTCAATACTATAAGATGCTATGCTAAGAAGTCCAGCTATACAATGAATAGTAAATTAGCACCATTGGAAGTACAGAATGAAGAAGGTGAATACATAATACCATCAGAACTATATGCCATACCTAAAGAAACCGAATAAGCAGCCTTCCAGAACATTTAACAGGGAAGAAAGACAGAAGATATACCAATCTACCAAATGGAAGGAATTAAGACTAGCTAAGCTAATGCAGCAGCCATTATGTGAACTCTGTTTAGCCAAAGGCATTATTAATGCAGCAGAAGATATTCACCACATAGATTCCTTTATGAATTATACTGGCACTAAAAGACTAGCCAAAGCATTTGACTTTAATAACCTTATGTCTATCTGTAAAGAGTGCCACGCTAAAGAGCACTATAAGAGTTATAAATGTAAGTAAACTATTTTAAAATGGTAGAGTTGCTAGTCTAAAACCTTTCTCAGATTTTCTAGGTATAGCAACTAACTCCTTCTTATCGTTCCGTATCATTATATGAGTTCTGTTGTCCCCTTCCAATGTTCCTAAAGGAGTTGCAAAATTATCATCACTATATATTATGTCACCTATATGTACTAATTCTCCACTAGGAAGCCTAATTGCTGCTTTGTCATTTACTGTACAATTCTCTATAGGAGGCATCATTAAAGTAATTTTTTTATTTAAATCATTGATAGCAGTTAGAATCATACTAGAGTCTTGTGATAGTGTTACTTTATCTGGTAATACTGCTGGCTCAATAGATAATAATTGTAACAATGAATTAACTTCTTTGGCATCTGCTTCATAAGTGTCTTTGATGCATTTGGCTATTTCTGGAATAGACTTCTTCACTTCATCAATTCTTAAGGAAGAACTATAGTCTAAAGTTCTAATGCCAGATGTATCAAATGGCTTAACAGTATTCTTGTCACATATAAGAACTGTGCGCTTATTAAAGGATTGTCTAACTCCCAATTCATAAAACACATTAGGATTCCTAGAGCTAAGGTCACATATAGCCATATCACAAGCTAGTATTTGTTGTAGTATATCCATTACAATAAAATTAGCTTTAGATGTATCGTCTGCCCGTACAGGCTCAAAACCAGCTTCTATTACTGCTGGCTTAATAAGATGCTCATAAACTCTAGTAAAATGTCCTTTATCATAGCCTTCTGCATCACTAATAGGCATTATCACAAAGCATTTCTTCTTATCCTCCGACATAGTTATATAGATTAAATAATATGCAAATATAGATAACCTTTGTCAATTATCAAACGCTCCAAGCAATGAACATTAAATTAAGCATACCAGTATTACAAGCATTAACCAATAATGAAGCATTTACTTACTTCTGCACATTAGTAGCCATTAGTAAGAATCCAGATAGTACTATTAAAGATATAGTAAGAATAACTGGTGTTAGTGAAACTACCATCTTTAACCATCTAAAGAAGTTTGAAGAAGTAGCCAACCTAACAATAGATAGAACTGGATGCAGTAATAAGTATAGCTATACAGAACCTACCAAGTTCTTTGTAACCATAGATAGTAGCCTGTTAGATGCAAATGTAGATAGAAATGTTATCGGCTTCTTAATCCGATTCAAATGCTGGTCTAGAATAGCATCCAATATTGTAGACCTATCTCTGAATAGAATAGTTCACGAAATAGGGGTACAACATAATACAGTATATTCAGCTTTAGAAGCTGGTCTAGTGGAAAGAAGTGACAATAAACTTTACTTTAAGTTCATTCATCCATCACTTTGCGTACTGTAATACAAGAATATAGCTGTTATAGCACCCTCAATATAAATTTTAAAATTTGTTACAATTAATTTGCATATGTCAAAATCTTTCACTATCTTTGTATTACAATAAATGAAGGAAACTATCATACTGAAACATAGATTTTAATTCGATTTTCTAAGTGGACTGGCTAGCTGATTAGCCAGTTCTTCCACTTAATTCACTTCTAAGAATCACAAAGTTATTACCATAAGTACCTTTTGAGCATATTTTAGGTACTGATTGTTAATTATTCATCATAATTTTAAGTTTGGGTTAGTTAAGCGTAGAATAGTAAGCGTAGTGATACGCTTATTATTTTATTCTTAGTGTGACAAATTTTGGTAGCGAAACCTCAATCTTCTATAGAAAGAATACCCAAAAATGTCACACCCATAATTCAAACTCCAGATGCTTCTAAACTCCAGATTTTAAACCGACTAACTAAACAAACAATTTACAATTATGACAAACATTATTATTACTAAAGAGTACAAGTATTTAGGTGAATATCCATTATTCAAAGAGAATGGTTTACCAGTAGGATATTTAATAGATAAAGGTAAAGTAGGCTGTGGCGGAACATCTATAGCTTTAGAAGATGGTAAAGATACTATTATATGTGTTCCCTTTGTATCACTAATTAAGAATAAGATGCAGAAATATAATACAGATGGTAAGGTTAATGTACTAGGTGTTTATGAAGGTGTTACCACATACGAAATTAGAGAGTATTTGAATACTAAGAAAGGTGCTAAAAAGATTATGTGTACTTATGATAGTTTGGCTAAAGTTGCTGGCATTACTGGTTATAACTACTTCTTACTAATAGATGAACTACACCTGTTGTTTATCCAGTATGTCTTTAGAAACAAGGCTGTAAGGACTGTATTAGACGAATGTAAGAAATTCAAAGAATGGTCATTCTTAACAGCTACCCCTATTGAATATGATTTAATGCTGGAAGAACTAAAGGATATTCCGACCTTTAAAATAGACTGGGAAGATAAGACCGAAGTAAAGGTAAATGCAGTACAATGTAAGTATGTAGGTGCTACAGTAAAGAAAGTTATCAATGACTTCTTAGAAGGTAAAGTATTCGGTAATGCTCACTTCTTTGTAAACTCGGTGGAATTTATTGCTAGTATGATTAAGAACTGTAACCTTACTAATGAGAATACCAGAATCATCTTTAGCAAGAATAATGAAAGCTATAAGCATACTTGTCAAGGTGTTACTAACGGTGAAACTACTGACCCTGTAAAGAAGATAAACTTTTATACTTCCACCTGCTTTGAAGGCTGTGATTTATTTGATACAGAAGGTAAAATTTATATCATCTCTGAAAGCACCAAGGCACAAACCTTAATGGATATTAGTACACAGGTAAGACAGATAGCAGGTAGAATTAGAAATACCCAGTATGCAGATACTATTACACATCTTTATAAAGCTACCAGATACAATACAGACCTTACTTATGAAGAATATAAGCAGGTAGTTCTGGAAGAAGAACAGAAAGCTAAATCATATATTACTAAGGTTAATAATGATAAGGAAATTAAGGAAGGGACTAAAGAAAGCATCTATCATTACATTTGGAAGGATGAAGAAACTGGTGAATTTGTATTTGACCCTAATAGGATGAAACTGGATATTTATAACTTCAAGGTACTTAACCATACATACAGTTTACAAGTTAATTTAAGCACTGAATATAATAAGGCTGGTATGGCTGTAGGATGCAGTACAGATAAGACTTCTGATAAGCTATTAAAGAATGATTCAGCCAGAACTACCTTTAAGGATGCCATCGAAGAATATGATTCTATAATGCAAAGAAAGGAAGGTATGGTATTCAGTCTTACAGATGGTGACAGATTAGCCTTATTAAAGAAGAAATATAGCTATATCAAAGATGCTTATGAACTACTAGGTATGGAACAGATTAGGGAACTTAAATATCATACTTCACATATTCAAAGACTTCTTATTAGTATCTCTGAAAAGATGGATAATAATGCTAAGGTAGCTAAGTTACTGCTTACTATTCCTGCATTTAGAATCGGTGAATTTATTCCTTCTGCTGATATTAAAGATTGCTTGAATAGTATTTATGGCACGCTAGGAATCAAAGGAAAAGCTAGCATTAAAGACTTTGAAGATTATGCTAAGATTAAGGAAGCTAGGAAAAGAATAGATGGTAAGCAGGTAAGAGGTTATATTATTCAGTACATTAAAATTAAGTAAGCTATGGTTATTGACTTTACACCCAGTACAAAGGAATCAGAAGAAGCTAGAATATTAAAGCTAAAGAAAGATGCAGTAGAAGCTGGTATTAAAGCTAAGGAAATTTTAAACAGCATAGGAATTAAATATATCATCCGACTTTATAAAGAAGGTGGTTGTATTAAGTTTTACAAAGGTTCTAAATGTATAATGATGGCAGGTTTACTAGCTGGCACTAATGAACTAACAGCTAATTTCTCTCTTTATTATAATGCTACTAAACTTAAAGACAGGAAAAGATTTAAAACTGTAGAAGAAAATGATTTCCTTACAGATATACTACTAAACCTTTATTCTCAACTACAATAATCAGACCTAAGATAGTGTTTAGATGAAATATTAAAATTATTGTAATTTAGTTTTGATATGTAAAATATTATTATTACATTTGCAATATGATAAAGAGTTATATGAGAATGGCTTTATCGGTCTTGTTAGTGAGTAATTTAGTTCTATTTTACTACTAATCAAAGTAATAATACTACAGATACTTCTAATACAAAGATTATCCTATCACATAGATTATTTATTTTATAACTAACTTCGTTATTCATTCAGTAAGGTAGTCTGTGAAGATAGCCTTACTTTACTTTGATTATTAACTACTTAAACTATATATACTATGTTTACAACCTATGTATTACTAACATTCTTAGCAGTTTTAATGTATTTCCTTATTAGGACTGTAGTAAATGAGATTAAACAACATATCACAGAAGAAACAGATAGGGTTATTAAGGCTATTAAAGATAAGAACTATGTGGGTAGATGAAGAAGCAGTTATATCAGAATCAGATGAAGCATTAAATATACTAAGTGAATGAAACGTATGTCAGAACAAACTATTAACGCAATTATTAACTACTTAGTCCAGCAACCTTATAAAGATGTAGCTGGGCTGTTACAGATGGTACAGCAGGATTTACAAACTAAAGAAGAACCTGCTAAGGAAGAATAACCCATTAGCCTGTAAATGATATATGGTTAATGTGAATGGCTAATGATTTATGTATAATGGAATACAGGCTAGTACAAACTACTAGCTTAAATGGATAAATTTGATGAATTAGAACTAAATGGAAGGAAACTACTAGAATCATTTTTAATACAAGTGGGTGCTACTAATCTGCATCCTACAGAAGATAAATATGCACCAGTGGACTACTATTTTACTTATAAGGATAAGAAGGTAGTAGCCGAAATAAAGGTAAGAGATATTAAGTATGAAGGCTATGATACTCACTTAATGGAAGTATCTAAATATAAGTCCTTAGTGAAGGATAAGAAAGATAGCCAGTCAGATACAGCATACTACATTAACTTCTTTACAGATGGAACTAAAGTTAATGCCTATTGGTATAGTACTAATACTGTTAGGAACTTTGGTACTATAGATTATAAATACTGTCCGACTACTACAGCAGCCGATAACGGTAACTACTATAAGAAGGTTATTATGATTCCTTCTAATAAGGCTCAAAGATTTACCTTATCAAATGGTAGGTGGAAGAAGAAATAAATTGTTATGAACTTTAAAAAGCCTAGTCTGTCTTAATTGACAGGTTAGGCTTTAATGTTCTTATTATTATTTGTACATTTCTATTGGTTGAGATTGATTTAATTTATATATTTGCAACATCATTAAATGAAAGACTAATAATTCCTCTTTAAAACTCTTATCGCAATGAAAACATTTAAATTATTAAGTATGGTTTTGATAGCCATTTTTATTAGCACCAGTTTCACAGCTTGCAGTAATGATGAAGAACCAGTAGTACCACCTGTAGAAGATGAATATATAGATGTACCACTAAAATTATCTATAGATGCTTCTATAGATATAACGGATGAACCCATAAGTCGGGCAGGTAATCAAAATCCTGTATATGCAATAGAAGTACAAGAAATAAATCCAAATACTTCTCTAACCAGTAGCTATGCTTATGGTATTTTTAAAAGTCTGGATAATATAACCATTAAATTAAAAAAGAATAGAGAATATAGAATAAAAGCTGCATTATATTATGATTTCTTTTCTAAATGGGAATTTTGTGCTACAGACACTAAAGGATATATATACCATAATACTTATACAGATGAATTTATATATCCCCAAAATGGATACTTTTACGGTGTAGGTGGTTGGCATATTCCCAATACAGAATATTCTACTACTAACTTAATAGAAGGAGATGGATATTATGGTACTATAGATAAGTTCTCTCCATCATTGAACAATATCTGTTCTTTAGAACTTAAAAGAGTTGCATCAGCTATCGCTATTAGTGTAGAAGGATTGACAGAAGGAAAAATACAATGTATACTAAATTGTCAGCACAATAACAGTGAATTAGAATATCAATTAACATCTAATAACACTACATTATCTCAAATATTTATTTATCAAGATTTATTAATAGAGAAAGAAGCTAAAATTAGATTATATGTTAATTATATTCCTACTGTAGGTGAACCAATAGCACTTATTAGTAATGCCTATTTATTCACAAGAAACAAACGTAAGAAGATTCTTATCAAATTAAACAATAGTGGAGAATCTGAGAATGTAAATACAGGATTTAATTTTACTCAAGAGAAAGTTGAGTTTATAGATGAAGAACAAATAGTACATAATTGTACCATAAATTAATATCAACAAATATAAAAGTAAATCTATGTATTGTAAAGGATGTGGAAAAGAAGTTGCCGACGATTCTAAATATTGTCAGTATTGTGGTATTAAGCTAACAAATAATGCAAATGCTACTAACAAATGTTCTCTATTACTTTCTGTATTGGCGAAGGTTAAATTATCGAATAAAGCTAAAACCGTCCTCTCTCACTATATGGTTTGGTTTGTTATTAATATGATATGTTTAATATTTTATGATAAAAATAGAGATGCAAGTGATTGGCTATTCCCATTTGTATCCACAGATTTAAGAGATTATGATGGCTCTGAATTTATATTATATACATTGTTAATGCCATACTTAATATATTGGGGAATCACTATTTATAACAAAAGTAAAAAATCTAACTAAATATAATTATGAAGGTGTGTCAAAATGCACACCTTCTTTTGTTTTAGTATTCTATCACATAATTATTAATTCTACAGATTTCCTTCATATCCTCAAAGGATGCAATAGCATCTAAATCATCTGGTTCATCTAGTAAAAGGCTAGCCATAGGAATATAGAAGAAGTTTCCCAAAGGTGCTGTAGAGGTCTTTAATAATCCGTTTTGCCACTGTGCTAAAGAAGATTGAATATACCAGCATCTTCTTTTGCTATTTCTAGGCTCAAACAGAATACAATAGTTAGTCTGTTTGGATTCTACTTCTAAAATCAGCCTAGCTTTGGTAAGCCTATAAGGTCTGATAACCTTAATATATTCCTTTATAAGTTCTTTCTTCTTTAATAGGTCTTGTTCTATTTTATCCAGAACTTCATCTGTAAAATCGGCTTCTTTAAATCTGGCTATATTACCTTCACAGATAGTTATTTCAGTATTAAGGAACTGGATTCTATTATTATAGCTATCTATTTCCTTATTAATAGCTTCTCTTTGCTCATTAAATATAGCTGTATCATCATCTTCTATATCCAGGAATAAGGCTACCAGTTTCTTCTTCTTAACATTTAACTTATCAATAGATTTAGCTATTACATCTAGTTCGTCCTTATAAGAAGCTAACTTCTGTTCTGCTTCATCAATCTTAGATTGCCTTTCTTCTAATGATAGTTCTTGTAGTGCTAGAATTTCTCTTTTGGTCAACTGCCATATAATACTTTCTATATTATCCGCATTTAAAGTAATATCAGAAGTACATTCACTAAAGTTGTACTTACTAACACAGCAATAGTTCCAAATCCTATATCTTTCACCACTCTTATTAGCACTAGCAGTTTTACTAGTATAGGAATCACCACATATAGGGCAGGTTATTAATTTAGCTAATAAATGTATCTTCTTGTCCTTATTTACTTTCTTGGTTTCAGTTGTTCTATTCTTATCCAGTTTAATTTGTACCTTATTATATATAGTAGTATCTATAATGGCATCTACCTTATATATATAGACTTCCTGCTTCTTTGCTTCATCTGGTTCATCTGGGTTTACTAGATTATACCTTTGCTCTCCTATATATCTTCTTTCTCTAAGTAAGTTCCTGACTGAACCAGTACCGAACTTCTTATTAAATTTCTTATCATAACCACAGGATAACAAGTACCTGCATACAGAAGGAATAGAACCACCATCTTCCAAATATTTATTATATACTAGCCTTACTACTTGTGCTTGTTCTTCATCTACTTGTAATTTACCGTCTTCATCTTTATAGAACCCGAATGGAACTGCACCGCCAATAGTTTTACCTTCTCTGGCATTCTTTCTCTTACCAGAAGCAAATCTAGTCTTCATAGATTTAAGTTCATTCTGTGCCATATCAAAATAAAAGCCTAACATTGTTTCAAATGACCTGTCTACTATTCTAGTGGTAGGGTTAATAGTCCACATTCCCAAATCTCTAAAATAGACAGGTATTTTATATTCATCATTAAATTCCCTAATGAATAATCTGCCTGCTATGCTGTCCCTAGATAATCTTGATACTTCATTTATAAAAATAGCATCTACTTTACCTTCTCTAACTGCTTGCTTACATTCCGCTACTGATTCTCTATCCTTCTTGCGTACATCATCTTTACCTGTGATATACTGACCAAATACTAAATCATCAGAAGTAGTATACCCCATACCTTTAATAGTATCTAGTAGGTCTAACTTTTGCCTTTCGTAGTCTTGTGCATCAGTACTACATCTTAATAATAATGCTGCTCGTTTCATTGCTCGTTCAAATTTATTGGTTACATTTGCAGCAAATATAGTGAATTTATTGTTTAACTGTAATAATTAGCAGGTTGTTGAAACCTGCATCTGAAGAGGAAGAATAAA